GCGTGCCGTCCTGCGTTCCAGTGTGCCAGTGCCTGCTGGTCTGATTCGATCAATGTTTTTAGTTCTGATGGTGTCACTTGATCGACTCCCCGAAAATCGCTGCCCGAAGCGAGCAGCGGACTACTTACCCACGTTTGATTCGCCGCTTAGTCTTCCGGCGTCATCAATCTGCAACTTGAACTCCTGACGACAATGTGGACACACGACATGTTCATCATCGAGAGTCGGTGGAAAATACGCCCAAAAGTGTCCTGCGAAAATTCCTGCCACGAATACCGTAATTGGTGACCGAAAGCCCAGCTTTTGCATCCATGTGGAAATCAAGGCCCGTCGTTTCCCGAGAACAAACGCCAAGATCTCCCAGCACAGCAGAACGATCCCAACGAATACGATGACGACTCCTGTTCCGGTCATATTCATTGGTACGTTCCAGTGAATTCCTATTCGGTGAACGTCAACCCGAACATCATCCCATACGCCTCGGAAATGTTTCTCTCTGTGATCAACCGCATCATATGAACAACTTCCGGAGTGATTCTGTAGTTGATTCGCAGCGCCCGAATAATCAGGTTGATTGTCTCAAGCGGGTTGTATGCAACACGCATCGACATCTTGCCGTCGGCCTCGTCAATCTGAAAATCTGCGTACCGCTTCTCACACTCCTCCGAGTACCAAGATAATTCTCTGATGGGCACATACTTCCATGTGCCGTCGTCATTGAGAGCCAAGTCTTTGTCGATGGTCGCGGGTGTCGGCAACTTCCATTTGCCGCCCTTGAGTTCAATCCATTGTCCCTTCTGCATGTAGTTCCGTCGCAACTGTTCTTCAGTGGGCAGCTTGTCTTTCCAGACTCCCACCCAATAGCCTGAAGCCGACTTCATCCAATCCTGTTGATCTCTTTTGACAATGATTTGATCATCACCTCGCGACCTCCATGCAAACAGGATTCCTGCCTTGTCGCATGGAGATTCTTCATCAGACACCGGAAGAGCATCGCATCCTGCAATGTGATCCTCTAATCCAATACGCTTAAAAACGACGTCCTTCGGTTCCCCTTTGGCAACCTCGTTTTCCACGAACACCAAATGATGTGCCACTGCTGCCCCTCTGTTATAGCCTATACCCTATTCAATAGCCTGAGACACCGCTGCCACAAGCGCCTTACCAGTACAACGAATTGTCACCGACCCATTGCCTGACTGAGCCGCGTCCAATACATCCATCTTGACGAACGCACTTGCGAACGAGAATTTAATGTGCGACGACGCATCATCGGCTGCATACACACTACCGTCGGCACGCGCCCTGAAAAACACCCGAACGTCTGTGTTGCCACTGCTGTAGCGATTGATGAACGAGTGTGCCAGTCCGGCATCTTCGCACAGAATGTCGATCGTCGGTGTTCGCTGATCGATGTAATGCTTCATCGGGAAGATGCCACCACCGTAGCGATGCATCAATACCTGCATACCGGGATTGATCACGAGACCTGTCAAGAAGTCGAGTTCCGTGTCGTCAACAAACGCCTTCCCGAGACCGAAAGTTGTACCGAGAGTTGCAGATGACAGAGATGCCGTGTTCGATGTCGTGATCGGCGCTGTGATGCCGTTAGTCGACTGGAAGCGAACATCCAGATTGCATGTCGCCCCTTCCTCACTATCCTGACGAACCTCAAACGAGGTTGGCACGATGAAGCAGTTGTTGCCGACGAATGTCAGATGCGCACCACCGGATGCGAGCACTCCGCAATCTGCACGCTTGGCGATTGGAATCGTAGTTGAACTTCCACTGACGCACAAACCAGCAGACACAAATGTCGCGGTATTCAGTGCAACCAACGTTGCCAGGTCAGTCGACTGAAGATTCACAATCGGTTCGGAACCACCGAGATAGATTCGTGATGGATCCGGAGACCCAGATGCGCGGTCGATGATGACCGCCGCGGAGTCGTTGTATCCGACTGAGCGGACATTCTTGCAGAACGACACATCGTAGGCTACATGGGGCATGGTATTACTTTCTGATTACTCGTCGTGATCGTTCTCTGTAATTTGCAGTGCCGGCCAACCGCGTATATCTGCGAATGTTCTTTTGACCGTACTGTTCGACTTCCTGATTCGAGATCTGCTCAATCTCTTTCTTCGACTGTGCCCACATCCTGTGTTTCTGAGTCCCTCGCGCGGTGACAGTCCACCCACGATGCGTTGCTTTGATACCGCTTCGTGCGGTGGCCAAAATAATTCGTCTCAGATCACCCTTCATCACGTTTGGATTGCGGTGACCGTATAGCTTGAACTTCGTCCTATTGTGTTTGGCAGACCGGCGAACATAGTCGTATCGCTGGTAGGCACCGAATTCGAAGTGCAATGGCAAAGTATGCTCAGCATGCTCACCACCTTGTTGACGGAACAGGTCATTGAAAAGCCGCCTTGAGGTTCGAGCGGTCATCGTATTACTGATGATCTCTACTGCTTTCAGAACAGCAACCATGACTATCCCCGACAAACGAACTCGATATCCGCCCCCCAAATCCTCTTCCCTTGATTCTCCTTCGGATCCGATGGAGAAGGGACCTGCAAATAGTTGATCTCTTCGAACTGCAGATTCGTCGGCGTTGCCGATGCCGCCGCTATCTCATCCTCAATTAACTCATAAAGAGGACCACAGTACCTGAACTCAGCGTCGTGATTTTGAGCGATGTTACTTGGAATCTGGATCTCAAGAGACAGTATCAACCGAGGTTGCGTGGCATAACACGCTGCCGATGTCCGGACTTTTCTGGCACCTAAGTTCCAAATCGCAACGCGAGGCATGGGCATCGCGTCGTATGTCTTATTGTTCTTGTCGTAATCCTGGCAACTGATGAATCGGATTCTTTCTTTCGCCTCTGTCGCATTGGCTGCACCAACGATTTCCTGAAAGGTTTCGCTCTCACTTACCATACGCTCCATGTGGAGGTACGGTTGATAGAGACTTTTGAAACCACTCATCGCCCGCCCCGATATCCAACCATTGGTGAAATCGTTACCTGTTGTTCACGTCGAATAACGAAGATGATCTTGTTGCCGTCTTCAGGCTTTCGTTCTCGGTCATACTCCCACCGATCGCCACGAATCCAAATCGGATCGCCGTATTCGATGACAACCGCTTCTCTGAAAATCAGCTTGCCCTTGCCGGTGACTCCTTCACCACGATCAACATCCGATATCGGAAGATCGAGATCAACAACCGCAGACACCGGTTCGGCATCCTCATCACCGATCGAAACGTCCTCACCATTCCATGAAACATGAAACGGCGTTCCGAACAGTTGTTGAAATGATCTGTGACTCATGATATTTCAAACGTGGCGACCGAGGTGGAGGGGCAAATTCCACAAGGCTGAGGGGCTTCCCGGTCGCCACGATTTCTCAAGGGTTCATATCGACAAAGGCATCCCTGCCACTCGTCACGTCATAAAGCAACTTTCCGAGGTACGTTCCAGCACCTCCCGTTGCGATGATCGTCTGCGCAGTAAGGTTAACGTCGACAGATACACCGGCACTCAATGTTGCTCCCGCAGGAGCTTTCACAATGCCACGAATCTTCAGCGTTGCCACGTCACCGATATCCACCGGTTCCATGTTTTGAACAACGCCAACTCGCCCGCAGTGTGAAACAGCGAACTGACCACACTTCAATGCGGCGACGGCAGTCAGCCGAACAACATCATCATCTGATACCATTTCAGCCATGACTGCCTCGCTCTATTGAATCAGTACACTGAACTGCGAATTACCAAGCCAACCAGGTGTTGGCGGTTCCGTCCAAGCAAATCAGAATCACACCTTTGCCGGAAACTGAACTGAATGCCGCATTTGCAGCAGCACCGTTGATCGTTCCACCGGTAGGAGGATAGACCTTCAGAATCGCATTGCTGACACCGTTTCCGATGTAGATTTTGCGGCTTGTGACAGCATCAGAGGCATCCAACCGCACACCTTTCGTTCCGTCGGCACCGGTTGTTGGATAAACTTCGGCTGTGCCTGCTGGCAAAACCGTTGCATCACCAGTGACCGAACCTGCGGCAGCGGTCGACGCTCCAATCGTCGTCTGCTGCTTTCCAAACTCGTTCAGGCTGATCTGCGCCTTGCCACCAGATGACACGGTTGCAACAAGTGTCCCGAGGAACACTGTTGAAGCAGTTCCAGCAACATTGACTTGCTGAGTCGTCAGGTTCACACCAACCAAGCATGGTGCCGTCAGTGTGGCAGCCGCCGTGAACTCGACGATACCTTTCACTTTCAATGTTGCAACCTCACCGACGACAACGGGGCGAATGTTTTGCACTACCCCAATGCGACCATCTGGAGCAACCACCGCTTGGCCAGAAACCAATGCAGCAGCGGCGGTCAACCGTACTACATCATCATCAGATACAATTTCACCCATGACACTCGTCCTTAGAAAGCCGATGACTTCTCACCGGGTTGTTGATTAAACGTTTGAGTACCAGCCCTGCTGGTTCTTCTTGAACCCGTTTGCTTCCGTAAGCACCGGGATAACGGCCTCTTCTGTGAGACCGGTCTGGGACAGGATCGTTTTCAGTTGCAACTTGCCCTCTGTGAGAGCATTTCGCACGATTTCGATCACTTCTGCGTCACCCTCAGACGCTGCTGGCGATTCCGTTACCGTATCGGTCGCAGATGCTTCGTCATCAGAGTCCGAAGACTCGTCCGCCTCTTCATCGGTTTCCTCAGATACGGTATCGTCTCCGATTGCGATATCAGTCTGTTCCGGCTCAGCGTGTGGAACCGAAACACTCGGATCCCACTCCTCACCAAAATGGTTGTCGAACAACCACTGAAAACTGCAACCGGCCTCTTCCTTCGTCACAACCTGTCCAGCGTGCTTCAGCCCGCAAGACGGAATGATGACGTCCTCATGTAACTTGATCGCCTTTGCCTCTGACATGACGCTTTACTGCCCCGAAAGAATCTATTTGAAAGCGGCATCACACTGCGTGATGCCGCGTTATAGCCTATACGACGAACTACGCCGTGGCTCGAATGATACCCTGATGACTCTGAACGCCGACACCAATGTCGAACTGAACGTCCATTGCCAGACCGTACTGGCCTGGAGCCGTCAGAGGCTTCGTGCTCATCATCGGCATGCGGTTGGAACCTGTGCGGTAACCGACGCACATACCGTATGCACCACCGGCTGCAGCCAAGTACCAAGTAGTGCCAGCACCGGCGACAGCGATGTCTGAACTTGGGTTTGTGAACCCGATGTTCAGTCGGCTGTCAGATCGCGTTGCGATGTTTCGCAGTCGCAGCGGATTGGCAACACCGTTTGCAGCGGCTGCTTCACGAATCTCGGCTGATGTCACCAACTGATCAGCAGTGAAGCTGAGCGTTTCGCTCACAACAAGAACGCAGTTGCGCAGATTCAGTGGCAAGCCACCTGCACCACGAGCAGACGCCAACAGGGTGACAGCGTTCTGCAGAGTTGCTGCAGCCAACGCAGAACTCGTCAGCACATTGCTGTGGCTTGAATGGAACAACGCCACACCGTCAGTTGCCAAGGCGGCATTTGCTGACATGAAACCGTACACCAAGGACGGACGAACGTCGTTGACACCACGGGAATACTCGTCCATGGTCGTCAGCCAAGCATTCAGATCGTCGTCGATCAGGTCCTGTCGGTCGACAACCAGCGTGTTGCTGTATTCAGCCACGCGGAACGATTCCATCGTATCAGCGAAGCTTGCCTGACGGGCAGTCTCACCACGGTTTCGCTTCTTCAGGCGACCGCCCTCGATGCGATGCAGTTCCTGTGGCTTGAAGTTCTTGACGTCCATCTCACGGCACCAGCCCTGAGTTGAGTCGCCAAGTTCCGCCAAGTTCGACAACAGTAACGCACCCATCGTCTGGGTATAGATCGTGCTGACGTCCGGAGTCGAGAACGCTCGAACGGCGATCTCGTCATAATCGCGGGCATCGAACTCGACGCCTGACGCTCGCATTGCATCCTGACAAATGTCAATGGATGCCATTCGCTCGTACTTGTATGCCTCGTTCACGATGCGATCATGTTCACGACGCTGTTCTTCCGTGATCTGAGTCGTCATTCGCTTCATGCGAAGCTGACCGGACCGAGCGTTGAACTCGATGTATGGCAGCAGTTTTGCCGCTCGCTCGCCGCCGAGTCGCAGGGCGACAGCAGCAGTCAGAACGTCAACCTGAGCAGGCTTGTCACGGGCACCGCTTCCATTGCGAGGAGCAGGCGAATCCGTACCAACAGGGCGAGAATTCGCCTGTCGAGTCGCACGAATGTCAGACAGGAACTTGTTCCGTGCCATATCCAGCGTGCAGTTGGCATCGTCCAAGCAACTCTGAAGACACTCAGGCGACACATCGTCACCAGCCAGTTCGCGAATCTGAGTCTGTCGCTCGCGCTCCAGCCGGATTCCTTCATTTCTCGCATCATTGCGAATCTTGTCAACGTCAACTTCGGGTGCCGCGCTCTGGTCGGCAACTTGGGTAGTCATGCTACCTTTCCTTTCTTGTTCGCCGCCGGCTTCGGCTGGCACTTCCTGACTGACAGCACCCACCACGGGCACTTCTGTTGCAGGATCAACTGATCCCGTTGTGCTTCCTTCCGTGCGAACCTCACCGTTCGTCACGTTGATCACGACTGTCGGAGATGAACGCAACGGTTCGCTCAATGTCGCGATGCTTGATGTTTCTTCGATGGTCGATGTCACCGTATCCGACGACTTCGGCTCATCCTGTGATCTCTTCTGCTGTCGGCGAATACGAGATTCCTCCCGCTTCGCCAGATACGTTGCTTCTTCGTCGGTCACTTCTGATGACAATCCGTCGATATCTCGTGATCCACGAATCTTGGCTTTGGAGTCAGCGCCGATGACAACCAGCGACCCTTCCTCGGCTCGCCATTCGGTACACACTCGCATCTTGCGTTCAGCGTGTGCTGTGAACTTGCGACCAGCAACGGTTGCAGATTGCCCGGGGCCGATGTCGATGTACCGCAGAACGGTATACCCAACGCTCAAAGCGCGGCAGTGACCATTCTTGTACTTCCGGAACGCCTTCATCGCGTTCTCGTCATCCTTGTCGAAGTTGCACGTCACAATAGTGTCCGTGCCTTCTGTCCGGATGTTGGACATATGACCGTAAACGTCATCCAGAGAGTACCGGCGATGCGAGTCCAGCATCGGAATAGTCGAGTCTGCTTTCCGGCCAGAAGCCAGCAGAACTTCGTCCATCCGTTCCCAGTCCTTCCAGTCCCACATCTGAACAGCCTGCTCAGTAGATAGGACGGCATCAATCGTGTATGCCGACTCATCAGCAGTTTCGACGCGGACCTGCAGAGATCGCTCGCTATGGCGAATCTGACGAACGTCAGACTTATGCCGCTGTTTTGCTTTCTTCTGGTCGACGAATGTTACCATGAACAATCTCCCGTAACCTATACAGCCATTCGGGCTGTCTTTGTCGTTTCAACTTCCTGCGAATCGAACATGTCGATCACGGCAGGGTTCGCTTTCTGCATATTGTTGATCAGCCAGGCATCACCAAACCCTTCCTTGACATCGTTCAGGTGTTGCACTGTCTGCTTGAGCTTTGTGACCATCTCCTGCGGTCGCATTCCGTCTTCCGCCCAGATATCAATCAGGCTTGTCGACATCGACTTCAGGTCGGTGTCTCTGGCTTTCGCCTCTTTGGCCGGATCCACATGTGGCAGCCGACTGAAGATGGCACCAATCTCAATTTGAACGGGACGCATCGGAATCATTTTGGCCAGTTCGGCTTCTCGCAGCACATCCATCATTGATGGCGTGTACTTCCGAAGAATGCTGCTCTGATCTCGCCGAATACCACGTTGATAGATCTGAGCATCGAACCGAGCACTTGAATACGAATGTTCTTCAGCACCCAACCGGACGATCATCAACGGCATCTGCGTTGCACGACCAACGTCACGGAACCGCTCATTGCGGAACTCGACATAGTTATTCCCGGGATGCTTCGGATCAACCTGAACCGCAGCCTTACCCTTTGGTGCCGTTAGGATCTGAGCCATTCCGGCCTTGACCGATGACCAGATACCACCAGCACGACGAGTACCACCCTTCTGAGGGGCGTCTGGAAACTTATCTTCAAAGACGATCCCAAATGTTGCTCCGAGTTTGGCCGCTTCCATGGTCAGCTTGTCGAAGTGCCGAATATCAGCGATTGTCGGCAACGCCGACGCCAACATAGGAACTCCACAGATCTGACCGGGTTCGCGAGACCGATAACGATGAATAATGAACTCAGCAGGAATAGGCTCAAACTTGTAGGACCCAGCAAAGGACCCGAACTCATCAGCCTCAAGAACGTGATAACGTTTCTTCTTCCCCGACTTCGTTCTTTCCATCCCGAGCGTAACACTGCCGCCATTCATAGGCCCATACAGCCTATTCGTGAAAACCCTCTCCGCATGAATTGGGTTCCACCGCAGACGAACTGTATTTCGCCTCCGAATTGATTCATCATCGGTGACCTGAACAATCGAATTACCGGCAGTCCATTGCTGACAACAGTCCATTGTCAGAATATCCACCCCGGACAACTCACCATTCAAATCCGGCATCTTGAACCAATCGCACAACACTTCCTCAGCCGCTTCGACATACTCCTTGAATTGCTTCTGCAGCCGAACACTCGCCAGCAATTTTGCTGGCTCTTTCGCTAACACTTGCCATGCCGGCCCATCAGGCCCAACAATGTCAATTGCATGCGTGTCGATCATTCCCTCTATTGTCGGATTCGTGCTCGCCTCATACGCGCACCGAGCCATCAATACGGGAAGGCTTGAAACAAGGTCTTCATTGATCGTCCGACCGGTGACATTCTCAAACTGAGCCGCGTTTAGCCGAGTCGTATCGGCCGCTTCCCACCGTCGAACAGAAACGTCTGTATTTCGCTGCACTTCCGGAACCACCTCTTGGGCAGCACCGAACAATGCTGTATCATCATTGCGATTGAACAATCGGGTGATCATGCCGAACATCCGCACGACCCTCCCTTGATTCCCTCGTATTCCACATTGCAGATATCGAGATCACAAGAACCATCACCTTGTGCCAGAATATCTTCTGCTCGCTTTCGCAAGTTCCGAATCGCCGCACGATCCCACTCTAAATCCGACATATTGCCGATACGAGAGTCTGGCACCGTGGATAGAATGAACTCTGCCTTGGTGCATTGCTTCACAACCGCAGTCCAGTCGTCATCTTCGATCGCCTGAAGAGCGATCTGACGAATGCTGTCAAGTTGTTGCGCAATGTCTGTACTCATGTCGGCACGTCGTCCTATCTAATGACGTTGCCGGACTATTGAACGAATCCAGAAGTGGTCAACAAAAACTGTTTTTGCGGGCTTGTCACGCAAGTCTGGACACGAAAAAAGCCCGATTGGGCGAACCATCGGGCTTCTGTTTCGAATCAAATTGCAGCACGAACTAAATCATGGCAGCCGATATCCTGCTTGCCAAATTCCATGTTCTATTGCTCGAACGATTGCTTCTTCCAGTTTGTCGTCTATCTGAAACTTTCCGCCGGATCGGAACAAGATGCCGTGAATGACTTCATGCAGCAGTGACTGTTCCGCGACATCGCCTTTGATCCCAGATCGTAGCCAGATCGTCTCCGCATCATCATCACACAGCGCAAACTCCTTCATCCGTTTGCGACGGATCTTATACTCTCGCCCGAGAATGCTGATGCTTCGTGGAATCACGGTCAGTCCCCCTATCCGATCTCCGTGTATGGCGGCTTGCAATCACCATGTTCCCGTTGGAGCCGTTCCAGAATCACTTTGAACTGTGATTCAGCCATTTCCATCGTAACGAATGACTTTGGTGGTCGATCATCCTGGAACTGAACCGGTGCCCCAGCTTCCGATTGCATCATGCAGTCCCTAAGCACCGTAAGGCAGGACATCACCTTCGTGATATGATTCAGGCCGGACTTCTGGTCAATGTCCTCGCCTTCCCACCAAGCATCCAAGTGCCGTCGCGCGGCATCGTAATAGACCGACGCCTGAACTCCGATCTTTCGATAGTTGTGATCTCGGTACTTCCAGCCGCCCTCGAACATCGCCATACCGATTTCCCAAAGGACCGGCAACGGGATGCAATGCTGAGGTGGCTTTGTTACGCCGATCAGATCTTTCACATTGACCTGTGGTTTTTTACAGGTCAGTTGCGACAAACCAGACTTGACAGTCGCCAGTATGACTTCTGCTGGACACTCGCCGGCCGCATTCCATGGTTGCGGGAACAGAATCGTTTTCCCACCAGCCGCTTCGAACGCCTTGATGTTATGATCTCCATCATCAATCAGCACTCGCGAGTGATGCCCCATCAACCCCTTGTTATGCGTCAGAATGTAATCGTTCCCGTCTGCTGCCATGAATCCATGCGTCCGCAACCATTCAATCTTTTGCGAAGCACACTTCGGATCAGTAACCGGCGTTGAACAGAACACGACCGGTGCAACCTCGCGACACATTTCGAATAATTCTTTCGCCCACGGATAGGGCTTTATGTCCAACCAGAACGACTGGTGATTTGCTATCTTTTCCCAAAACTCACCATTGCTGATGTACGCCAAATGGGCGTTCCATGTTGTCCATTCACTATGTCTGATTGGTAAAGATGCTGCATCAATCGCCGCATCAAAGAAGTTTGCGATCACACCGTCCATATCTAAAAGAATACACTCGATACTCACTTCGCAACCTCCTCAACCGGAACTTGATAGATAGCCGTCAACCCATACTCATAGTCGTAAACATGACACTGCGTTGCGTGCCGACTCATGCAAAATCCGTTGGCAAAGTGCCAAGCATCTGTGCCAGCAAGGCTTGGAAGAACCCTGAGCGTGACCCCGTCCGATTCCTGCGTGCCCATCCAGTGCAAAGCCTTCGACTGATGGAGGTGCCCAATGTGCCATTCTCGGCAAGCCGTTGACTTAGCCCATTCCTCCGGCTTCTCGACCGCCATCAATCCCGGAAGGCGGGCAGCCTTTTCATCTTTGCCATGGCACCAGCCGATCAAACACTTGCCAAACTGAAAGTATTTACGTCCAACAGGACGTACGTCGACTGCAACATCCTTCGAAGACTGGAACGCCTGCTTGATGACCTGACAAAGCCAATACGATGACACGTAATCATGGTTGCCTGGAATCCAAACAATTCTGACAGGGGCAACCTGCCTGCATCGCTCGACAGCCTTCAGCATTGACTCGATGCCGACCTGATAGACTTTAGCCCATCGACCATCACAATCGACTGGCGTGCCAGCCTCGGTCGTTCCTGATCGTGTTTCAAAGTGGTAGTAATCGTTCCCCAGCGGCAACACGATCTCAGCGATATCGCAACCAGTTGCTCGGTCTATAGAACGATTGACGCCATTCTCAAAATAACGCTCTGCGATCTTCAGATCGTAGTCATGACCGACTTCAGGTGCCCAACCGAGTTTGCCGAAGTGGTGATCCGTCATGCTCAACTCAAGCAGCGACGGTCGAACCTTGGCGGCCTTGTATTTGATGGGAGTCAAATTGAACTTGCCACCGGCAATCCTTTTGGCGAGCACGTCAGACGCTGTCGATATTGCCAATGTGATCCGACGCTTGCATTCCACCTTCACTTGCCACAGCGGCTTCGTGTGAATGTGGTTGTCCTCATCCTTGACGACAACTTCCCACTGATTCGCAGTTACCTTCACCGGTTCCCAGACAGCAGAGTCTATGCCTGCTTTCGTGAGCGCTTGTTCCGCCGTTTGGATCCTGTCGAACGACTTGACGTTAAGCCTGAACCCGTCTTTTGTGGTTTCCGAGTTGACCTCTTCGTACTCGCATGCTGCCTTTGCTGCTCTGGACCGAGCGGCAGCCTCAAGTCGCTTGCCTGCATCCACCTCACGAACACGCCCGCGCTTGGCCATTCGCCTGCATCCTTTGCGTAGTCTTCACGCATGATCGCGCAAAGAGACCGGTATAGGTCAGAATTGTACCGAAGTGATGTTTCACCAGATCTGAAGAGTTGTGCTGACTCAACCACGAACCGCTGAAACTCTGGCGAGAGTCGATCGAGCCAGATTTCCTTCTGTAGCTTGCCGAATCCGGCGACCTGGTTAAGCCTCTGCAGAACATTCATTCGATCAGCCATTCTGCCCCTCCATGTTCAAGGTGCTTAGCTAATAACACCGATCGGGATCAAACCGGTTCAACGGTCTGCCTCATGCAGTTCATGTTACCGATCGGTACATTCCGCCCAACGCCATACCGAACCATCTGACATTGGTCATTCTATGAACACAAGTGCATTCATAGCCTATACGCTGAGATTTCACAGAACAGGCTACTGGCTGACAAGCCCCGCAGCTTTGGCTGCATTCCTCAAAGTCATCCTTCTCGACAATTGCCCACGAATCGGCGATGGCAGGAACCATGAATGCAACTGGCCGGCAACCGTCTTTCCAGCCTTCTGATCAACACGCCACCCGAGCATGTGCAGACGATACTTCAACTGCGACTTGTCAGCCTGTTCAAACGTTTGCGACATATGATCACCTCGTCTGCATATCATTTACAGGCGTCACCAAAGCACCGGGAATCGCAAGGTTGCGTTCACGCAGAAACTTTACGATGTCTTCCCGACGTATCCGACGAACTGCACTGATCGGATCTCGGAAACCACCGAGCCGCCCTGAATCGAACAAAGCAGCAGCCTTCCGAGGTGCCATGTCGAGCAGTTTTGCTGCCTCTTCGATACTGAATAAATTCGCCATTTTTCACCTGTTTTCCTTCAAAAATGCGTCCATTTGTAGCATATGCGTCTGGATTTCACCGAATATCAGCCTTTTGTGTCAGAAACTTGTGTTCGCAGTTCAAACACTTGTGCCGACGTTGCTTCTTCTCTGGATTCGTGTACAGAATCGTCGTGCGATATGACTTGCACTCTGGACACTTTGCCGTCGGGGAAAATTTCGGCAACGTCGTCAGCGGAACCAACGCCTGCCGCTCGAAATAGTGCTCCTCGCCACATCGTTGACACTTGAACGTTCCGCTCGCATGCACATCAAGTCCTTCAGCATCGTCTGACCGATCATCCGGGGGTGCAATGCGCAATAGACTCTGCGATCCACAGTTCGGACATCCATCGTCATCAGTCCCGCTCATGTGCCCCTCCCTTGCCCTATGCCTTGCCGAACAATGGACCGTCGCCAACAACACTGAAGCCATCGTCTGCACCATCTTCGTCGCTCAAAATGTCTTGAAGGAATGCCCAAACCTTCCGTGACACGTTCGCATACGATGTTGAGTCCAACAAGTGGTTGTCCTCCCGGAGCTTCTTCCACGTCGACGTCAACTCGCCGCTCTCACCGCTGACATTCTCAACCTCTGCGGTCAGATGCCGAACCAATTGCCGGATCTGCATCTGAGTCCCTTTGGCGATCAGCATGACGTTGTGGCTTGTCCTGTCGCACTTCAACGCCGCATGAACCTCTGACTTGCCAACGGACGCATCGCAATGAACGACCCATTGATCATCCAGATACTTGATGTCGTACCCGTCGCCGATGAACTTCACCGTATTGGACTTCCGGCCCGGGGCTTTGTACTTATCTTCCGCCAGAACCCCTTCACCGAATCCCTTGAGCGGCATCCAGAAGTCATCTTCCAAGCAAACCTTATCGACGATCATCGGTTTCCAGCCACTGTCCATCGTCGTCAACGTGACCGGCAACATGTCTTCAGTGTTCTGAACCGGGAACCCGTCTCGGAAGTTTCTCTGTAATTGTCTTCCAGCAAGCAATATCGCATCTTCTAAGGGAATATGCTGAAGGACCGGTTCCTCACCCCACGCGACGACCCTCGTCCCCATGTACTCGCCTGTTGCGATGACGGTCCAATGCAACATGGTCTTTCTGACGTCGACGCCCGCAAAAAGATGCGTGCTGCCAGCCGGTGCAATCCCGAAGTCGGCCGACGACAGCCTATTGACCAAGGCGATACCGTCAAGAGGATCGATCGCCATATCGTCTTCGTCTGTCGGCCAACCAAAGATGCCCTGGGAAATACGCCGATTCGTCGTCGCTCTGCGTTTCGCGTCATGCTCATGCTTCAGCCCGAACTCTTCAACCCCGATAGCGCCCGCGTCCGCAAACATATTGGTCGAAGCCGTAAACCGATAGCTCAGCTTCCTCGTCGGTGGCGGATCCCCAATGATCCTGCCCCTATCCACCGTCTGGTCTTTGTGGAGAACAATCGCATGCTGCATTAACTGTCGGCGTTTCGCATCGTCAATCAGGATCCCGCAACAAGGACACGAAAACTTCGTCTTGTCCCGGGCCTCTTCCTCAGTCCGAGCCGTTTGCCAACCAACCAAATGCTCTCTTTCTGGAGCGATGAACTCCTCGCACGACTCACACGGGAAGTACGGTTGCGTCTGCGTCCCGTCCTTGAACCACTTCCAAGCGATATTGTTGGGCGTTGTCACAGTGGATTCACCGAACAGCAATTCGCGTCCCATGTGCGATCGCGTTCTATTGACCAACTGGTCGACCTTCGATCCTTCCTCGCTTCCCCCGGCAACGTCACCGAATTCCTTCATTTCAGTTATTACGACGACTCGAGCAGTCGCCCCGGCTCGCTGAGTATCCCCGGCGCCAGCACCCATTGGAGTAAGAGAATTACCGTTCGACCACATCACGAGTTTCGGCGTACCACCGGATGAACCGCTGCCAGTCTTTGGGATCATGTTCTTCAGGTCACTGCTGTTCAACGCTGGCATGAAGTCTTTATGCCACTTACCGGACCACATCTTGTCAATGTCCGGCAACCCGAAGATGATGTCTTCGCGAAGATTGAAGTTCACATGCAGAACGTATTGGACCAAGCTCAGAGACTTCCCCACCTGATTCGGAGCAACCAGCATCGCTGATCGCCAATAGTCCGTATCCAGCAATTCCAAGAACAACGCAGTCGCCGGCTGATCCTGTCGGCTATACGGCTGACCGGCCTTTGGTCCTGTCGGATATCGGAAATGTGCCTCACACCAGTCGAGAATCGGAACTCGCTGCGAAGGAATCGCATACCGCATGGTCGCCTGAAAGAGTCTTTTCAGGTTCCGCTGGTACAGATAGTCGTTCATGCTATCCATGGACGAAGCGCTATCGGAGATCGTTATCACCCGACACCCCGCTTTTCATTGACGACAGTTCCTCCATCGTATCGGTCACAATCCCTTCCATTCCCCTGCCGACCGGACGCCCTGTCTCTCGCGAGATTGACTCGAGCATCTCTCTTACCTTTCTGAACATTCGGCCCAGCATGTTCTCAACATGGTGGATACGCACAACGTCACCCATCTCACGCTCGAACTTTGCCAACTTTGTCTGATACTCCAAACGTTCCATCGGAGTCTTGAATACCGGATCCTTCAGCGATTCATCCGCTGCACCGCTCGGCGGATCTGCCGACTCCTGCCCTGGCAGTTTGACGTCCAGTCGAAACGCCAACATCTCAAAGCTTTCACGCTGGACCTGCTTGTCCGCTCGGTTCAGCAAATACCAGTACACGACATCCCGAACGCAGAAGTTCCCTCGGCTATCCTTCTTCGGAAATGTTTCGGTGCTCGTCCAACTCCGAAGTGTCGGCGGCGATACACCGAGCACAGCCGCGCATTGACTCGTCGACAAATGCGTCAGTTCAGACGTCAACCTTTTGGCTTGCTTACCAGCCACAGCGAAGCCCCTCGCTATTGACAAATTCGTTTAGGCGATACACCCACACTATCAGCCTATACACCAACAAAGTCACCCCTCACCGACAAAAATAGCATATACAAACCGCTACTGTAACCCCCGACTCGTGAAAATCGACCTTCCTAAATTTTCTTTGTGCAAAAAAACGCGCGGGACGCCGCC